TTTTTTAGTGCTGCTGGTGGTAACTATAGATCTGCAAAAGATGTAGCCGGTGGAGACTTTTTAGGAAGTGACATGATAGGTGCTCAATCTATGGAAGATGCTATGAGAATTGCTTCTTCTACTAGAGGTGGTTTAGGTGGTTGGATAAATGACTTCATGTTAAACTCAGCATATACATTTGGAACAATAGCAAGTATAGTAGCAGAAGAAGCAGCATTAGCTGCAGCTTTATATGGAACTAAATCACCTGCTGTTGCTAAGACAGCTGCAGTTAGAACTGGTGTTAATCTTAGAAGATTGATGAAGTCTTTACCTGCAATGTTTGATATGAGGAAAGCTGCTGCTGCATCACAAAAGATATTAAATCAAATGAAGAACATCAATCTAGCAAAAGATTGGCGTAAAGCAGCAATGCTAACTGGAACAGGTGCTATTAATGGTTTTAAAAGGGTTGGTGGTTTTTTAGCTCCACAAACATCATTGGCAATGAAGAGATGGGCTACTGCAGCAAATACTGGAGAAAATATTTCATCATTAGCTAGAGGAGCAGATCACGTTGCAGCATTTTATAGAGATCTTAGAATGATAAATCTTGCACTTGCTGAAGGTAAGATGGAAGGTGGTATGGTAGAGATGAGAGTTAGAGAGGATTTATATAATGCATTTGAAGAGAAGTATGGTGTAGCACCTACAGAAGATCAAATGAATTTTATAAATAATCAAGCTGTTACTGCTGCTGCAAACACTACATTATTTAATACTCCAGTTATATTTGCTTCTAATGCTATTGTATTAAGAAATATGTTTGGTGGCTTTAGGCCATTGAATGAGTTATTAGAAGAAACAGCACAGGGTGCAGGTAGAAGAATATATAGAAATCCTAACTTTAAACCTGGTAAAAAAGTTTTAAACAAAGAGGGTAAAGAAATAGGAGAAGATGCTTGGTTTTATTCTGATAGCTTTTTTGGTCACATGAATCAGCTGCGTAAGATGGGATTCAAAAAGGGTTGGGGTAAACATCTAGGTGCTGCTGCATTAAGATATACAGGAGCAAACTGGATGGAAGGTTTTCAAGAAGTATATCAAGAAGCTGTTGCTGCTGGTATGGAACAGTATTATGCAGGTATGTATGAAGATCCTATTGCAACTGGTTTAGATATAACAGCGGCTGGTATTTTAGAACCACAAATAGGTGGTAAAGCAGCAATAAGAGATGCTGCAATGAAAGGTATAAGTTCACAAATGAGTGGGCAAGGGGCTAGTGTTTTTATGTCTGGTTTTTTAATGGGGGGATTATTAGGTCCTACTACAAAATTTTTATTTCAAGGTATACCTAATGGATTTAAATATATTACTGACCGTGAGGCATATAAACAATATCAAGCTGATAAGAAAAAATATATACAAGATGTTGTAAAAACATTAAATGATATCTATGCTGATCCTGAGTTTTATACTAATCCTACAAAGTTAAATGCTATTATACAAAAGCAATTAAGTCACAGGATGGCAACTTCTACTATAGCAAATGATACTCAAGAGCTTCAGGATGCAAGACACCAATCAATGTATAATGATATATATACTGCTATTACTTTAGGGAAGTTTAGAGATATGAGAGAATATTTTCAAGACTTTGCTAAAATGTCTGATGAAGATCTTAAAGGTGCTTTTCCTGATTCTAAAAAATCTCCAGAGAAAATTAGACAAGGTTTTGAAAAGGGTATAAAAAAGTTGGAAGAGGTTAAAGAGCAGTATGATAAATTTGATGCTAAATATAGAAATCCTTTTGATCCAAGTAAATATAAAAAAGGAACAAGAGTTTATCAAGAAGAAGTTATAAGACAAAATGCATATCATCAAGCTAAGATGCTTTTATTATTCCAAAAGGATGCTATGAAGGATGCAACTATAAGAATGAATCAAATTCAAAATGAGTTGATATCTGGAAATGGAGCTCTTGCAAATGTTAAACATAATGATATTTTTGTTTTAACAAGTAGGAAAAGAATGACATCTGAAATAGATAGACTTTCAAAGTTGATAAAGTTTACTAAGGCTGATACACCTGAATTAAAAGCACAAAAAGAAGGGTATAAAAAAAGATTAAAACATTTAGAAGATATTTATAAAGTTTTATTTGATCCTAAAAATCAAGTTAGATCTGCAGGAGCAATGAAAGATTTTGTACTTCAAGATGAAAATGGAAAACCTATATTAGGTGAAGATGGTAATCCTATAAAGATAAAAGATCCAAACTCTCCAACAGGATTTAGACAAATACCAGAAAATCAAAGAGATTTTATATTGGGTGGATATAATAAGCGTCCTGCTTATATGGCAAAACTTAAAGTACCTGTATTAGCCTATTTAAGATTTTTAGCTGAACAAAATAATGAGACTTTAGAAAATGACAATATAGATGATACTTTAAAAAAGTTAGTTGACTATGGACACTTAGGAAGTAGAGTCGGAGATTATTATATGGCTACAGAGATTTTATCTGATCCTAATACATTACTAATGACATCTTACAAGATTGCTGAAGTAATGAATAAGCAATATAATAGATATAAGAATAGTCATTATAGAAGAGTAAAGCAATTTGTAAGTACACAAGAGAGACATGAGTTTTTAAAAGATTTAGCTAGAATAGGTGTATATCCAGATCCAGAACAAGTAAAAAACTTTTTATCTAAAAAGCAAGAAGATCTTACTATAGATGATATTCCAGATATGTTCTATACTGAAGAGGGTTTAATTACAATGGAAGAAGATCCTGCAATGTTTGCAGAAGTAAAACAGATTGTTAAAAAGATGGAGCTAATTATAGAACCAGAACAAAAACCTAAAAAAGAAGATACACAGAAAGAAGAAACTGATCCTGAAAAACAAGTTGTTAATGTAAATCCAATCAATACTGAAACACCAGAAGAAGAAAAAGAGGTTAAAGAAACTCTTGTTAAGCTTGATGAATTTAAAAAAAATGATAAAGGAACTAAAATAATTTTAGATAGAGAATGGGAAAAAGTAAGACAACAGAAGTTTAGAGAAACAGGAGAGTTTCCAACTGAAAGTGATAAGAAACAATGGTTAGCTGATGGTAGTAAACAAGGAGGTTTAAGATATTTAGATGCTAGATGGAGAGCATTTAAATTATATGAAAGCTCTCCTATGGAAGAGAAGCTTGGACCAGATAAAAAATTATTAAGTTTTGATGAATGGTTAGAACAAAATATTAGAGATAATAGAATTGCTAGAGACATATCATCTAAATTAGGCTTAGGTGTTTATGACATACTTCCTAGAATAGTAACAGATCAAAAAACAAAATTAAACAACCTAGAAATAGATGGAGCTAAAATTATAAAAGCTTTTCCAAATCTTAATATGTATATTGTTGAGGTTCCAGGTAGACTTAATGAAGATGGTCCTGATGCAATAAAGAACTACCAACTTGTAGATATAGATAATAACTTTATAACAAGAAAGTATTCTGCAATAAGAATGCAACATCCTGATTTAAACTGGCGTGCTTCTTATCCTAATGCTGCTGAAGCTATTTCTGCTGCAAAAGATATAGCAAAGGTATTACCTAGTTCTGAGGTTTTTAACTTTGATAATCAAGAATATAAGACTGGTGATATTGTTGTTGATACTAATGGTAACAGATGGTATATAGCATCTAATATAGCACAGGTTGATTCTGATGGTTATATTACTATAAAGGCAGTTGATTCAAAGAAAAGCAATAACAATAAGTTATTTAGTAAAATACTACCAGGAGATTGGGTAAATAAAAAATGGAAAAAAGAAAATATAAAAGAGGATAGATGGGATTTTAATTTGATTGAGGGTAACGTATCAAAATTATCTAGAACAGAACCTTTAAACTTTTTTACTAATCCTAACTACAATAAGAAGATGCTTACAAAAAAGCAACTTCAAAAAATGTTAAATAAGATATCAGCAAAAGATAAAGCTAAATTAAAAATTCAAGTTAGTCTTAATCCTGCTTATGCTTCAGATAGTAAATTGAAGATAGAAGAGCGTGTTAATGCTTTTGCTAGATCAACAAATCAAACAGACATTAAAACTAATAAATTATTAAAAAAGGCTGAACCAAAATATATTATTAGAATGGTTATGCCTGATGGTAGCTTTATACAATTGCAAGGAATAGATACTAAATTTGTAGATCCTAATAATGAAAAGGTTGAAATTAATCCTTTGTCAATGAGTAGAGATCAATACTTAAAATATTTTTATCCACCTAAACCAACAACTAATCAATCATTAGATCAAGCATATTTAGATACATTAAGAAGTTATGCAGCAACACAATTAATATATCAAGCTTTAGGTGATGCAATGACACTTCTTAAACCAACTGATTCACAAATAACCTTAGATTTATTTGATAAAGAAAAGTTAGCTAAACAAATTAAGGATCAAAATGTATTAAAAAATCTTAATAAAATTCAAGGTATACTACGTCCTGGTGGAATGGATTGGTATAAACCAAATGGTGAAAAGTATGAAACTCCTTTTGATAAGCTTGAACAAAAGTATATAACTGAGATTAATGGAGAGGGTAAGTATTATATTATTGATAATAATAAAGGTACTGTAATACATAATTTTGATTTAACTGTACCAGAAGAAAAAGCTGCGCTTACTGAGTTTCAACAATCATTTCAAAAAAGTAAATATAAAAATGCTTTAGATAATTTAGGAAGATATGTTCTTGTTATTCAACAAGCTAATGGTGTAATAAGTTTAGCTGAATTAAAAGCAAGTGAGCTTGTTTATGAAGATCAAGAATCTATATTAGCTGATCTTATAGCTTTACAACAAAAGACAAATAAATCACAAAAAGAAGGTGGTAATATTAAATATGTAAAGGGTAAAAAGACTGCCGTAGATCCATCATTTAATTTTAGAGAAAATGATAACTTAAATAGTAGATTTTATATTTCTGGAAAAAGTGGTGATATACTTAACATAAATGTAGGACCATTAGGAGGTATAATAGTAAAATATACAAGAGATAAAGGTCTTGATACAGAAAGAACTGATATAGTTAGTATTACAGAAGAACAATTAAAAGAGAATAAGATAACTTATTTTTCAGACTTTTTAAGTCTTGTTAATAGTAAATGGAGTGAGAAACAGCAAAAAAAACAAGAGCAAGACAAAGACTATGAACCATTACAATTAATAGATGAAAAAGGGTTAACTACAGATAAGTTTCGTGCTGGTATACCAATGTATGCAGATGAAACTATAGTAGATAAAACAGTGGCTAAGATTTCTCCAGACTTAAGAAAGCCTTCACTTGGTTTAAATTGGAGTGATATAGAAGGTTTAGATTTACTTATACAACAAGCACAAGAAATAAATGAACCTAGTAATGTAGATCAATCTGATAATCAAAGACAAGGGGTAGAGCAAGATACAGTTCTTATTGATGCTGCATATGTTGATAAATATACAGACAAATGGCAGACAGTACCTAAGCGAGATCTAGAACTACTAGCTGCAAAAGGTGGTGCAAATCCTGCAGATAATTTAACTGATTTAGAAAAAATTGTTTATGATAATACAGGAATAGCTAAAAAAATAAAAGATGGTGAAATTGTTATAACAGAGCAGTTTAACATTAATAATGATACTACAACGCAAACTGAAGGAGATGCTTTACAGATTGAAGATAAAATACAACGTAAGACATCTGAGATTAATAACTATAAAAGAAATAAATCTCAACAGATAGCAGATGATATACAAAAGAAAAGCACTTATACAGATGTAAATGGTACATCAATTAATCTTGATGGTATGGATCAAGCAAGTAAGTCTTTGTTGATGGTTAATGAGTTAAATGCATTTGAGCAAAGAGGTGATGCTACATTAAATAATTTACAAGCAGAGTTAAATGAATTAAAGAAAGAAGCTAAAAGGGTTGCAAAAGATGATCCACAATTTTCTGTTGTAGATCCTAAACAGTTAGATGAAAAACAAGTAGAAGATATAGATAAATTTATATCATTTATAAAGAGGGTTTTTCCTCCTGGTGTAATAACTGTATCAGATATAAATGACTTAAAAGCTAGTTTAAAGAATAATGGTGTAACACTAGGAGCTTTTGTTATGTCATTAGAACAGTTAGCTGGTGGTATAAAACAGTATCAAGGAAAAATATATACATCTGAAACTTCTCCTGATAAGTATCATGAAGCTTTTCATGCAGTATTTAGATTATTATTACCTGATGCACAAATAACAGAACTACTAAATATTGCAAGGAGAGATGTTAGAAAAGAACTTAGACAACAAGGTACAAGTTTAAAAGAAGCTTTAGTTAAGTTTCAATTGAAGTCGCCTATATATGCACAATTAAAAGGCAAAGAGTTAGAAGAAAGATTTTATGAAGAGTGGTTAGCTGATAAGTTTGAAGACTTTAAGATGAATCCTGGAGCTACTAAAGTACCTTCTGTAGCTAAAAGTTTTTTCCAAAAAATTATAGACTTTATAGTAGAGTTATTTACTAGAGCTGACAGAAATCAATTAGTAAATATATTTGAAGATATTGATGCTGGTAAGTTTAGCACTACTCCTGGTGTTAACAGTAATACTTTTACAAGAAGGTTGGATCAAAAATTAGCTAGAGGAGAAGGTGTTGCATTTGATCAGGGTGTTAGTGTATCAGATGATATAACTTTTAGTATACAATTAAAAACAGGAGAAGTAGCATTATATGAAAATTATTATGATGATCAAAAACAAGGATGGAAAAAAAGACTAGTTGATAAAGATGTTTATATGAATGCTGCTGATGTTAATACATTAATAAATAACATAGGTGCTTTATATTTAGATAGATTTATGAGAGTTAAGGGTGAGTTTTTTCCACCTGCAATGATTAGAGCAACAGTTACGGATTACATAGAGATGTATAATCCTAGAAGAAAGTTTTATGCAGATGATCCTAATGTAGCAAACTATGTAGTAAAACTTAATACAAAGTATAATAGTTTATTGCAAAACCAGTCTGAGATAGAAGATGGTGTTACTAAGTACTTAGAGCTGTTTGATATGAAGATTAACATGGAAGATCTTGATATTAATGCTGATTATCAAAATGAATATGATAATTTATTTGATCAAAATGGAATACCAAAAGAAGGTAACTGGGAAGCTGAGCCTCAAGGTATTGGAGGTTTTAGATCTTTAAGTAAAGCATTGCGTATATTTATTGCAACAACAACTTTACCTGATACAGATTCATTTCAAAATCCTAATGAGATACCAACTAATATTTACATAAATGATGATATGCAAGAAAGGCATATGGTTAGTGTTAACTATGTAGATGCTTATAATGGGTTGTTAAGAGCTGTTAAGAATTCTAAGAGTGAAATGGAGATGTTGCAAAAAATGGTAATGTTTAAAGATACTAGCACTCATGCCGCTGCTGTTATAGATAAGTTCTTTAGAAAGATGGGTATAGCTGATCCTCAAGCATTATTACAAGAAGAAGCTGATTTTCCAATAGCAGAAGTTGAGGCTACTGATCCAGTATTTTTTAACCAAGTAATAAAAGGATTGAATCAATATGTGGTAGACTATCTATTCATAGAAAAGTCTGGTAAAGGAAGTGACACACAACAAGGTACAATAAGCATATATGAAGCTAATACTAAAGATGACGCTCATGAGCAAATTAAAAGATGGCAAAATGTTTATTTAACTAAAGCTCAAAACTTAAGAGATCCTTTAAATTCAAAAGATAGAATTGAAGCTGCTACAGTTATTAATGAATTTAAAAGTTATTTAAGCACAACTAGAAAAGCTATTAATGATAATGATACCTACTCTAATGGAGAAGTATCAAAGATTGGTGTTGATACAATTTCAAAAAATTTATCATTAGATATATTTAAACATACAGGTATTAAGCTTAGTGCTGGTTACATAAGATTTAGCATTATAAATAATATTAATGAAAATTTAATAAGAACAGGTTCAAATAAAAAATTATCTAACAAGCAAAGATTAATACTTGCTAGTAATGAAACGTCAGAGCCAATAACACTTGCAGATTTAGAAAACTTTGAAGGTTCTATAAGTAAAGGAGAAGATTTATTTGCTAGAATAAATAATGACACAGCAGAACAAATTACTGCTAAAGAAGATATACCTTTAAATAGAGCACAAAGAAAAGTAGTTAAACCAGAGAATGTAGGTATTGAAGCAAGATTAAAGAAGTTTGCAAGAGGTAATGCTTTATTTGATGAAACTGTTGGAACTACAGTATTTAGAGATCCAGAAGGTAATCTTATATACTCTCACCAAATGCCAACCTTTCATTTAGAAAAAGTTGCAGAATTAAATAGTGAAGAAAAAATAAATGGGTTATTAGAAGATGGATACTTGAGCAAGAATGCCTTATTAAATGACCCTAGGTTTTTAGCTTTATCTAGATCTGGTAATCTTAGAGTGCTTAGATTATCAGGATCAAAAGAATCAGCAGTAAAGAAAGATGAGGTTAGTGGTAAGTTTTATGGTTCAGGTAAAGGTGCTGGTGTAACATATGGTGACTCAACACCATCTGATTTTATTTCTTCTTTGATTAATTTATATCTGCATGATTATAATCCTATAAATGGAAAAGTTTCTAAAAGAACTTATATAGATGAAAATAATGATGTTCAGGATTTTGTTACCGCACCTTCATTGTTAAGAGTAATTGAGGCTGCTAATACAGGAGACTTTGTTGCATTGCCAGTACGTAAGACTGTTGAGTATAATGCTTCTGATAAAACATCTAAGATTACAGATGAAACATTAGAATATTTTATAGAAGAGTTAAGAACATCTTATGACACTATAAGACAAAATGTTGCAGAGCTAAATAACCCAAGTGATGCAAGCAGAACTAGTACAGTATATAATGGATATAATGATATTATTTCACTAGATGAAATCCAAGATTATGAATTAAAAGAAGATGGAACAAAAGATCTTACTAAGCCAATTGAAGATAAACAAAGAGGTTTTAAATTAGGATCTGCTGGTAGATATATTATTGTAGACAAACAACTTGAAGATGGAACTATAGAAAAAAATAGATCAGTTCATGATAAATTACAAGACTTAGCTAGACAAGGTGACGTTTCATTTGACAATGCAATAAAACAAGTATTTAAAAATACTGATGTACTTAAAACTGCTATAGAGAGAAGGTTAGAAGCTGATTTTACAGAGTTTAATGATATATTGTTTGATTTAGGTGTGTTAAATATAGCGGAAAAAGGAGGAGCTATAGAAGTGTCAATGATAAGTACTGGTTTTCAAAGTGGTTTAGTAGATGTTAATGGACAATCTACAGAAGATGTTAAAGCTTCAATGGTTGCTTTAAATCTTGAAAGCAATTTAAATCACAATTTAAAACAAGTATTTTTAAATGATCTTATGAATACAAGATCTATTAATCAAGTTTTATTAGGCAATCAAGCTATTAGTTTAAAAAATGCTATTGATGCTATTAAAAGAGCTAAAGGTCAAAATGGTGCAGGCCCTTCAGTTAAAAGTATAATAGGCTGGAAGAAGTATGGTATAAATGCTTTTAGTGAGTTAGATGGATTCTTTCATGATGACCCTACACATTTATCAGAGTTTACAGTAGGTACAAATAGAGAAGAAATAGATTCTAATGATACTCAAGACTCTATGGATGCTATGGTACATATAACATTAAATGGCTTTAAGCATACTGAGTTTGGTATAGGACAATTAAATGAATCACAAGCAGATATGATTCAAACAATGGAGGGTGAGGGTGCTGCTGTTAACTATAGAGGTGGAAGGGACTCAACTAATAATGAATGGTTTGGTGATCCAAACTTTAATACTAGAGGACAGAAGGATAGGGATGCTGCAATTAATTCTAGAAAGTATGTATATTTTGATGGTAAGACAATGGGTAAAATGTCTGTTGTAACATTAATACCTTCTTATACATCTTTAAGAAACCCTGATACTGGTGAATATGATAGACCAAGACCGGGTCATGAAAAGTTACATAACTTAAGAATAAAATTAGAAGCTCATGAAGCAAAGACTGGAAGAATAGCAATGTCATTTCCAAAGTCAGCTTCTAAGATGATGAATATGTTTTTAGCTAATGCTGAAACAGCTTTTGACAGTACACCAATAACCTCAGAGAATGGTACACAAAATTGGAGACCTAGAGTTTTAGATGCGAGTATGTTAAGGCTACAACAGGTTACACCTTCAGGAAAAACTGTAGTTGTAGATCCTAGACAAATAAAAATGCTCATAACCAGTGAGCAAAATTTAAATGCTGAGGTAACAATACCTTGGTTAAATGGAGGTAAGCCAACAAGAATAGGAGATGTTATATCTGAATATGACAAATTAGTTGGTGGTAGAATGGCAAGAAAGTTTGCAGATAAAAGAAACTTATTATTTGAGTTTAAAGAAAAGTTTGGAAAGCAGACATATGCAAGCATGCTATTGCGTAAAGTAGAAAAACTAAAAGCTGAAGATATAAATGTTGATATGACAACATTCTTAAAGTATGCTGTTGCTGGTTTAGAGGCAGGTAAAACAAAAGATCAATTAACTGCATTCTTTAAGCCAGATGCTAATGGTAAGGCAAGAAATTTAAATAATCCGCTTACATTTAAACAATTTCAAACATTATACTTTTCATATTGGAAAGATGTATTAGGTGAAAGACAACCCGGTGTATCTTTAACACTAAGATCATCTGTTGGAACTAAACAACTTAAACGTGCTGGTAAAATTGATAAAGAAACAGGTCAGCCTATACCAGGACTAGCTAGTGTAATAACATATGCTGAGCAAGATCAAATGCAAAAAAATGGAGAGCTGTCTGCTATCCTTAACAATATGACAGATGATCAAAAACAATATGTAGATAAAACTGGCAATCAAGAGTTTTTACAAGAGAACGGTAGAGTTAATCCTATATATGACAGTAGAGATCAATTGTTTAGAAAAGGTTCTATAAAAGAAGGGGATTACTACTATGATGATTTAAGATATGATATAGATGAATATAAAGACGGAAAGAAAACAGGTCAAACTTATTCTGAGTTTATGATGCCACCTCACTTTCAATCTATATTGGAAAACTGGAAACCTGGTACACCAATACCTGATGCTATTGCTAAAGCTTTTGGTATACGTATTCCTACACAAGATAAGCATTCAGCTATTAATTTAAAAGTTGTAAACTTTATGCCTTTGGTTTTAGGATCACAAGGTATATTTCCAAGACAACTTATTGAAGTATCTGGAGCTGACTTTGATATTGATACATTATATACTCAAATTAAAGAGCATTTTGTACAAAAAAGAGTTATAAAAACTGCAGAACAAATAGAAGCAGAGTTTCAAGAGTGGGCAAGCACAGAGTCATATTCACCTGAAGTAGAGAAAGCTACAAACGGTGAGAGAACTACATTAAATAGAAAGGAAACATTTGGAGAAAATTTTGATGAAAATAGAGCAAGAGCTGAGTTTGCTGCTATAGAAGAGAATAACTATCCTATAAAAGTAAGAAAGAAACAAGTTGTTACTGAAGCTACAGTGGATAAATCAAAGAGTCTATCAGATTTAAAAGATATGATAGATAGAAAAGAAACGCAAGTTGAGGTTCAATTTAAAGATTTGACTGAAGGTACAATAAAAGAATACGGAGATGCTAGGACAATAGAAGAAGAATATTCTCAGTATTTAAGATACATGTTAAAAGAAGCATCTACACCAGGTTCAGCTATGAGTTTGTCAATAGATAAATTTTTAGATAAGAATTTACAATACCTTAAAGGTGATGGTACTATTTCTAAAGAAGAGTTTAGAAAACAACAGTTTGATTTTGTTAAACAACAAAGAGATTTATTATCATTAGTAAATCAAAATTCTTTAATATCAGAAATTAATGATTTATATAGTGTAAGTAAAGTTTTAAATGCAGCATTAGAACAATTAAAGCTACCAACAACACTTAAAGAATATAAGGAATGGAAGACGGATCAGAATGGTAATGACAATGTTGGAGGTAATACACCATTTAGTGCACCATACAGCAATAAACTTTTAGATGTTAAGTTTGCAATGCTTGGTAATGATGGAATGAAAGATATTAAAAATGAGCCAGCTGTAACAACACCACTAGAAGAATATTTGTCTGATATAGAAAAAGAACTACCTGAGTTTTATGAATTAATAAAAGAAGCAGGTGTTGATGTGGATAGCTTGTTTGGTAAAACTGTTTCATTCAAAGCTAATAAAGAAGGTGCAAGAAATATTGGAGGTGTTGTTGTAAAAAATAGTGCTGTTAGCTTCTTATCTCAACATAATGTAAGTTTAAGAGTTGTGAAAAAGCCTGATGGTGAAGTAGTTGTTGATCATAGAATAGTGTTTAATGATCAAACATTCTCTGAGTTTAATCAAAATTTAACAACTAAAGGTGTAAGAACTCAATATGTTATATCAGCTTTAATTACTGCAATGACAGATAATGCTAAATTAAGATTAGCAGACAAACTTGGTTTAAATAGAAATGCGTTAGGTGTAGTAACCTCAATGATAGCATTAGGTATGGATACACGTACAGCACTTGATACAGTTAATCAACCTCTTGTAAAAGAAATATATAAAGATGTTGCTGCAGGTACACCTCTTAGTATAGCTTTAGGAGAGTATATAATGGATATGAGCTTAGCTATACAAGAGAAAAAAGAAAACTTAGCTTCAAGAACATCTCCAGAAGCAGCTGATAAAGCTGTAAAAGAGTTAATGATTAATTTAAAAACAAAAGGTTTAAGTCCCGAAAGTTTAAGAAAAAATCTAGAAGTATTTAGTAAAGCAGATAAAAAAATTAATTCACCTATACAACCTGAATTCTTAGAAACTTTAACTCTAGATGAGACTGTAAATGCTTATGGTGGTCTTATTTTATTTTCTAAGGGTTACAATGTATCAAAATATGTTGGTAACATGGCATCCTTAACAACATTGTTAGAAGGTTTTGGTAGAGACTTGACGGATTTAGAGGATAGAGATATTTCTTTTGGTAAATTAGGCTTATTAGATGCTTTAGATAAAAGTGCTCCTTTTGATATAAGACATTTAATATTAAACAAAAAAGATTTTGATGAGGCTAAGTTGCAGTATGGTTCAATACAGAAACAAAAAGAAACAATATTAAGCCATTATTATTATGCAAACAAAGAGTTTAAACAACTTTTACCTAAAGTATTTTTAGCTTATACAGCACCTTTTAATTTAATTAATAGACATATACTTAGGAATTATACAAACAGCTCTTTTGTTATGGATGGTGCAGAGTTACAAAAGATTAATACTGAGACAATTAGTTATTTAATGTTAAAGGCTTATCAGCATCAGTTGTCTAATGACGTAAGAATAGCAGGATCATTAAGTAATGGTATAATGTATGATCAGGTAGAAGGAAAAGAATTAACTAAATATGTTAAAGAATTAAAAGATATTCTTGAAAAGAAAAATAAAAGAAATAACTTTATTGATGATTTCTTGTATGTTATGGATACAAAAAATTCAGAAAATAAGAAAGGATATGTCAGAGGTATTTCTAATACATGGATTACAGTAGGAGAAATGCAGCAGATATTTAATCAAAATAGTTTCTTAGAGTTATTTAGTGATGATGATACAAGGCATTATGCTTATGATCTAATGCATTACTTATTAGTAAAAGATGGAATGCAGTGGCAAGTTGATACATTTATAGACTCTATACCTGTTCAAATTTTTGATGGTCCATTAGCGGCTGTAAATAAAGTACATGAAGTATTTGCTGAAATAAATAGTTATGAAGACTTACAAAATGCAGATGATAAAATAAAAAGTATTTTTGGTGTAGATTTTAAAACTTTAGTTACAGATATGGAATCATCTTTTATAGCATCAAAAGGTAATTATAGATTAGTTAAATTAAAAAAGCCAAAAACTAAAAATATTAAAGCACCTACTGCAATTAAAGACAATAGAATGGTTATTAATTTACTTGCTGGTGTTGCACCATTACAAGAGTATACTGATTTAGAAGGAGAAGTTGTTAGAAAAGTTAAGTCAGATCAAAAAATTAGTACTGATATATTAGAAGAAACAGGTGAAATTGCTGAAAAATTTAAAGCTAATATAAGTTATATTTCTAATATGGGATTAAAATATAATCCTGCAAAAGTTGTAGAAAAATCAGGTGCAAGATCTGTAGTAAAAGAATATCCAATGTATGATTTTCCTATCATTGTAAAGAGATCTATAAAAAGTTATAATCCCCAGTTTGGAAGAAGTACATACAAAGAAAAGATATACTATTTAGAGAAAGTATATAATCCATTTTTAGAAAGTAACTCTAATGATCTTTATGATTTAGCTTCTAGCGATGTTAATGTATCTACAACAAGAGGTGTTAGAGCTGATTATGTAGAATTACAAAGTGGACTTTTAGGGACACCTGATCAGTTTGTACATGGTCATATGTTTGGTCCTCAAGTACCTGAGAAAGATTTAAGAACAAATAAAAAATCTGTTAGCTCTAGTACACCAAATAATGAAATGTCTGAAGCTGAAAGAAAAAGCTATGAAGAATCTCTTAAGAAACAGGTAGAAGAAATGGATGCAAGAGAAAGATCACAATACAATCCAGACTCAATGCAAAAAATAAATATTACAGATGGTGGTCCAAATAATACTGATGTAAACGTTACTAACTCAGAAGGTAAAACAGATAATCCAGCGAATATGACTTTAGAACAAAAAGGATTTAGACAAGAAGGTACTAAGGAAGAAGAATATATTCCAGAAGCAGAAGAAGCAGATAGGTTGGCTAATGAAAAATTAGGAGAGCAGGCAGAAGAGAAAGGTGGTGGAGTAATCAACGTCTTTGATGCCTTTAAAGATAATGAATCAACTACTATAAGTAATGAATTGAATGAAACTAAAAAAGGTAAGGTTGATTATTGGACGAAAGGTGCTAGAGTTATAGCTGAATGGTGGGATACATTAACAGAAAAACAAAAAATAAAAGTTGTTGAGAAAGGTAACTTTAAGTCAGGACATCAAAGTTTCTTTAAATTTTATGATGAGGTGTACAATGATTTAAAGGGTGGTCCGTTAGAAGGTTTAAATACAAAACAATCAGGTGAAGCAGTTGTAAAACAATTAACATGCTTACTTTAAAAACTAAAATATGAGTTGTTATAATAAAAATACAAATGAATATAAAGCATTAAGAGACGCTTTAAAGAGTGATATTGCTGTAGATGTAACCATAGATGCTTGGCAAAAGATGAATAATTCAGATATTATTCCTAGTGTAGATCAAGTAAATCTTATGAAAGAGAGAATGAATCAACAGTTTTCTCTTGAGACTAAGGAGTTTGCAGATATACTCATGGCAAATTTATCTAGATCTAAAATTATTAATAAATATAAAAATACTTATTGGGTTAATAGTAGTGCTAAAAAAGGGTTTGCTTGGGCTAAGTATGATGAAAGAGTTTTAAATGACAACATAAAAAGATTACAGTCAAGATTAAATATGTGGGGTATACCACAGAATGCTGTTACGTTTAAACAAGTTCAAAAATATAATAGAGAAGAAAATCAGTTTCAAACTTTAGTTACTGTTCAGTTTAACAGAAATGCAATTGGACCAAATGATTTACTATTAAAAGATAGAGATAAGGACATGACTCACATTGGTCCTATACTAGATCACCTAAAGTCTGTTTTTCCACAAGTTAAGGTAACGGTTATGGATGTTGCTAGTGCAAAGAATTTACATGATAGATTAACAGCAGGATATAAAAAAAGACCTGCATTTAAAGATGTAAAGAGCTTTTATTATAACGGACAAGCTGTATTAATAAAAGGTAGAGTTACATCTGAAACTGCAATAGAAGAAGTATTACACCCTTTTATTAACCATCTTGCAGCTGATAAACCTCAGCTGTATGATAAATTAGCAAATGAAGCTGCAAGAAACTTTCCATTATTAACACAACAGATAAATGATGCTTATAGTGATAGAAGAGGTTTTAATAATGAAGACAGAAAATTAGAGCTCGTAACACAATCATTAAGTAGACATTTTAAGAGAGAGTATGAATCTACTCCAACACAAAGTTGGAAAGATAGTGTGATGAATTTATTAAAGTGGCTTTCAGAATATATTAAAGATATATACAACTACATAACTAATGGTCAGTTAACCTTGTCACCAGGTATGATTAATGACAGAGCAACATTAACAGATATTGCTAAGCTGTTAAATACAGGTGATATGTCATTTAAATTAAATCTTGATCCATCACTTAATACTAATAAGATACAATACAAACTAAGTGATGATAAACAGGCTCTTATAAATAAAATATTGAAGAAAGGTACAGCAGAACAAAAAGCTGTTGTAGAAAGATTGACAAATGATATTGTAAAAGATAGTAAAACATATGATGAGATATCAGCTAATCCTTTTGATCCAGACATTAAAACAGGTTTAGTATATATAAACTCTGAAACACATACTTACGCAGATGCTAAGGGTAGACCTTATGCTTCTACTACAGAAAAAATAAAGGGTAAGTTAGCTTCTAATGAGTTTCAGTTTAATATAGATATAGGTAATGATTTTGATGCTGTATTAGAAGAGGTTGTCTTAGGTAAAACTTGGGAGCAGTCTAAAGATACATACAATTATGAGCGTATATCAGAAGAACAAATGAAATACATACACACAGGTTTAGCTGCTTACACTTCAGCATTAATAGCAGATGGCTCTATTCTTTTACCTCAAGTAATAGTAAGTGATCCTGACACTATGATTGCAGGAACAATTGATCTATTGCTTATAAGAAAGGATGGGTCTGTTCAAGTTATAGATTTAAAGACTAGTAAGAATAGTGTTCTTAGACCTTATTATTTTGGTAAAGGTAAAGGTAGTTCAAAAAAAGCACAAGGGTTATTTGAGGTAAGTGAAGGAAGTGTATTTTATGATCCTAATAAACCATACTATATGTCTACTGCTACTCAACACAGTATGCAGGTTAATGTATATAGAAGAATGTTGTATAACATGGGTTATACATTAGACTCTACTAGTGATGCAGATAATACACCATTTACAATACATATGAAGGTGGATATAAGTACTGATGTAGATGTAAAAATAGGTAAAGAAAATTATACAGTAACTTTTGATAGTAACGGTAAAATAACAACTAAAAATGTATCAGAAGATATAGCAAAAATAGCAAAAGAAAAATTTCAAAAAGGAGAAGGAAAAAAGAAGTATGAGGGATTTACATATGAAAAAATGCAACCTCATCCTATTAGTGCTAATAAAGAAAAAGTTGATAAGATTGTTCCCTATAGTGTTGATGTAGAGGCAAAAAATAAACTTAAAGAAAAATTTAAAAAAGGATCTAATTATAGTTTTGTAAATGATCCTGAGTTTACAGAAGCAGCTGAATCACTACCAGAGTCAGAATTAATACAAACAAGAACTTATGAGAATATTTATGATTCACTAACTGAGTTTGTTTCTAAGCTACTTACTAGAAGACAAGCAGTTGAAAGAATGAAAAATTCTGCTAAGCTTATTAATACTAAAGAAGAAGTTTTACAAAATATAGATTATACTATCTCTGCAATAAACACTGCATTAAGAAGTGGACAAGCTGATATTGTTTTTACAGAGGTTTTACAAAAAACACTAGAAGATATAGAAGAGTTTGAAGCTTATATTAATGATGATGCAAATGCATCTAAACCAGAATACATATCTAAAATAAATAATTTTCAAGGTTTAGTTGATTCAATGAGAGGTTTAGCAGGATTAAAAGAAACAGAAGGTTTAAGTCCTAGACAAAATAAACTTATAGTTAAGCTACAGGGTAAACTAAACGATCTTAATGGTGTTACAACTGAAGGCGGTTCTTTGGTTAAACCTGGTATAATTAGTGATAAAATAAATTTATATGTTGCCAAGTTAGTTCAAAATGAATCTAATAGAAATTTTACAATGGATGATCTAATAGGTGAGGATGGATTATTAAAGTTTGGAAAAGATATAGGTTATATTGCTAGCTATGGTATGGATCTAGCAACACAGTCTGATACTCTTTTACAGTTAATGGATAAGATATATAAAAGACAAAGGCAAATTTTATTTGATAAAGTAGATGAAAGGAACAGAGAGATAAGAAGGGTTACAACTAAACTTGCCTATCTATCTAAAGATAAAAATAATATTGACTACTCTTTTATGTTAGTATATAAGAATGGAAACTTTACAGGTAGGTATGTGCAAAGGACAGGTGCTAATTATTATAATAAAATAGATGAATTAAGAGAACCTTTATATGACGAGGAAGGTGTATGGAAAGAGTATATATATAATGCAAACGGTAGATATACTGACACAGAGATAAAATATAATAAAGAATTGTTTGAAGCTAGAAAAGAATATAGAACATACTTGCAAGCAGAAAAATACAATGCAGATACAGGCCAGTTAGATAGTGGTGAGTTTCATGAATATGATCAAGAATATATAGATGCTAGAGATACGCATGAAGTTTTTGTACCATTTGCTAATGGGAAAGGTGGTAGATGGCAAAAGAAAGATACAATAACTGATCAAGAATATGAAAGATTCTTAGTAAAGTATAAAGAGGTTAAAGATTATAAGCAAGCTTTATATGATAACAATAATGAGTTTAGTGGTAGAGTTGAGCCTCAGTCAGACTTTTTTGTAAAGAGAAAGTATGTTAGGGTTAAGAATCAATCTACTAGTGGTGTTGATTTAGTTGATCCTAAGTATAGAGCTTTGATGATGAAAGATACAGCACAAATGACAGAGTTAGAAAAAGCTCAAAAAGAATTTTATGAAATGTATATTAAGTTTTTTGAGAATGATCTTCTTAAAAAATTACCTCCGGGTGTAATGGATGCTATGCAAGGAAGAGTGCCTGTTATAAGAGATACAATGACTAGTTCCTTAAAGCAACAAGGTTCTATTTTTACAAAGCTTTATGGTAAAATGAAGAACAATTTGAGTCAGTGGTGGCACAATACAGCTGCAGTAAAAAGAGTTTTGACTGATGAAAATGGTGAAATAATTAATACTATGCCTATACATATGGTAGGTAAGCCACGAACACAAAAGGCAGTTGATGATTTAGAAGCAAAAATAGCAGAGTTAGATAAAGAGTTTAATCAAGAAAAAAATGTAACCCCTGCTAAGCAAAAAAAATATGATAATAGAAAACAAGAGCTTGAACAATCATTAAGAGTATTGTTGGGACAACCAGAAGCATATGAGATAAGTCAAGACATAGGAGATAGTTTATTAAGATTTTCTATGATGGCAGAACATTATGAAACAATGGATGCTGTTGGTGATACATTAAATGCAATGTTAAAAGTTATAGAGGGAAGACAATATCAAAAAGCTTCTGGTCAAAAACTAGTTTCAAGAGTTGGTGGTGTATTAAAAAAAGTTGGTATAAAAAGTAAAACTGGATTAGATGAACCTAGAATTGTATCAAGAGCTAAGAAGTGGATGAAAATGGTTTATTATGATAATGATCAAGAAATAAAAGGTAAGTTTGATAAATTTGCTGATGGGCTTCTTAATTTAACATCTTTAACATATGTAGGTTTTAACCCTTTTGGTAACTTTAATAACTACATGGTTGGTAGATTAAGTAATGCCATTGAGGTAGTAGGTGGTAGATATTTTGAACCTGCTGCTTACCGTAGAGCTATGATAGAATTTAATAAAAGAGCAGTGCCAGATATGATCAAAAGAGCTGGTCAAAAATCTGCTTTGGCTGATAGAATTAGAATGGGTAAAGCAAGTATAGAAGACTATAAAGCTACTAGTAAGTATGAGTCTATGGTAGAATTTTTTAGAATGATGGATTCAAAGTCTGATATACGTGAGGCAACTAGATCACAAACAGGTAAAGAGTCAGGCTTTAAAAAAGTATTAGAGTGGGGTTATTTATTACAAGATGCTGCCGAGTATAATGTCCAAACTAAAACTGGAACAGCTATTCTTATGTCATTAATGGTAAAGAATGATCAAGGAGATACAATGTCTTTGTATGATGCATTAGAGTTTAATACAGAGACAGGAGAGTCTACAATTGCAGAAGGTTATAATAAAGTTCAAAAGATTTTTTCTAATAGAACACCTGATATACAAAATGAAGCAGACTGGGTTGATTGGAATCAAAAGTCAAGATTTGATGTAAGAAATTACATTAGAGAAGTTAATAAAATAATTCATGGTAATTATGCGTATGAAGATAGAACAGTTTTACAAAGCAATGCTGTTGGTAGATTAGTGATGCAGTTTCATAAATGGATTATACCAACATACGGTGCCAGATTAAGGTATACATATTATGATGAAAACTTAGGGTGGGTTCAAGGTAGGTATTGGACTGCTATTGAGTTTTTTAAATATTTTGTTAAGAACTTAAAAGACTTTGGAAATATAACAACAAACTTTAAAGAATCCCAAGGTGAAAAGGGTCAAATGAAAATAGACAACTTAAAAAGGAATTTAGCAGAAGCAGGTGTAATAGGTATGTCATTCCTTGTTAGATTAATAATGCTTAGTCTTATTGATGATGAAGATGAAGACAAAGCACTTTGGAGAAAACAAGCAGAAAATATTATACTGTATCAACTAGATAGACAACGAAGGGAATTTAGTCAGTTTATAAATGCTGGTGACTTTTTAGAAATGACAAAGTCTCCTTATGCAGCACATAGGGCAGCAGAAAATATATATAAAGCACTAACGCTAACAGGTAGTACATTTACAAAAGGTGTTGTTCCTATGATATGGGGAGGTGGCTTATTGTCTGAAGATTTTATGAATAATTCTGATCTTGTATATCAAAGAACAAGTAGAAAAGGCCAGCTTAAAGTAAAGAAAGCATGGTTAAATGTTATACCAGCTCTCTATACATTAGAAAAACTTAGAAAGTATGAAACAATGAGAGACTTCTATATTAAGTAATTTAAAGTTTTCTTAATATTTTCTTAACGTTAGTTTAATATTAGATTTGTATATTATTTATATGAGAGTAAATGTTACTAACTATATATATGTAATGATAATTGTTACTGCTTTTGCTTTGGGTCTTTTATTTTAAAAGGACAATGCCTGCAGCCACTACCGCAACAATACCCCCTTTTACGGTGGTATGATGCGGTAAAGACTACTTTCCCCTTTTCATAATAGAATAGTTTATTTGACTTCACAAGATCCTCCAGCACATGCTAGCTCTCCAGTTAGATTGGTTTCATCATCTTGTTCAACGATCTTAGATAGATCAATATCCATTAGTGATTTAACCATTTCATTATACTTCTTTTTAGTAATGTCTTCAAATGGAGCTTGAGTATAAGTACCACCATCATATGGAAGCACAGCTAGACCATTGTAGTGATCTCTATTTTTCCACATCCAGTCACCTGCTAGTTCCCAGTCTTCATCTTTTAAACTAATAGTAGCAGAAACATTGTGACTGTTAGATCCTGTTCTATGACCAGGCTTTACCCATTCAGTTGCAACTTTCTTTACTCTTTCTAATAATTGAAAAGCAGATTCAGTTCTTAAGATGGATCCTTCTGGTGCTTTTTGAGGTATACTTATTACGGCAGTATCATGACCACGGAAGACACAGTCTTCTACAAGATCAGGATGATTGTTTGCAAGGTATTCATATATAGCTTCATTCTTACCTACACGTATTCTTCTAATATAATAGTCATTGTGCCAAGCATGAATACCAGAACTAGTTCCTAATGTTAATGATGTTGTACCAGCAGGTTTTACTGTTGTTGTCCTAGCAGCCCTTTTAATACCAATTAACTTAGCAACACGTGCATTCTCTTTGTTAACTACTTTAGCAGCAGCTTCCATATCATAACCAAGTATTCTACCAGATCCTATACCAGTCATAGACACACCAATCAATGCATCTTTTTCTGTGGTCTCTTGCCATATTGGTCTGAGATAGTGGAAGTTAGTGTATCCTGCTTGAAGTGTTCCTATAAATGCAGCAGCTTTAACTCTTGCTTCTAAGTCTTCTTGGGACTCTATGTTGCTTACATTAACTTCACAAAGATTACAGAACTGAAAAGGACGTAGAGCAATCTCACAACAAGGATTAGTTCCCCAGTCCTTGTCATTGTTAAAGTAAATACCAGGTTCACCGGCTTTACTTAACTCTACCCTTTTCCATAGATCCATAAAGAAAGACTTAGTTATCTTGTGTCTCATAAGAACAGCTGAGTTGTTAGCTCTACCACGTTGTGGGTTTAGTTCCCACCATGATCCAGCTTTACAAGATATCATTTCATCATCAGCAGCACTAAATAAACTAATTAAAGCAGCACGTCTAATACCTCCAGCTAATACAGCATCAGCAATATGACAAATAATATCATGTACTTCTAATGTAGATAAAGCATCCCCATCTTCTTTGTTGTCTAGTATACCTGTGATCTTAAGTATACATTCTTTTAATGGTTGTGGTCCAGGAGCTTTACCACCTGATGTTACAAGTCTAGCACCTTTTGGTCTGATATCTGAATAATCAAATACTATACGTGAACCCTTACCATTTAAGTAAGACTTCATTAACATCTTAATAGCATCTGCCCATCCTTCAATAGAATCACTAATTAAATAACGTCTAGATCTTTTAGGGTATGGTTTATTTATTAATGGAAGTTTGTCTACATGATGTTTTTGTACAGAATAACCAACACCTGTTCCACCAAGTAACAAAAACATGGTTTCACTAAAAGCATCTATATGATCTATAGGAAGGTATGCACAGTTATATATTCTATTAGGACTAATCTCAATTGGTTTACCACCAAACTGCATTGATCTCATAGATGGTAATACTTTTTTACTTTCTACATAACGATAGGTAGTTATGATTTCATTCATAAGTTTTGGATATGATTTAATGTGCATTTCCATGTTTCTAGTGACCAGTTCTTTCCAGGTCTCTCTTCTTTTTAACTCAGCATTATACCGTGCATATTTCATATGGACAGTAATATCACTAAGGATCTTGTTATTCAATTCCATTCTTTTGTTATTTAATAGTTAATAAAATGATAGCACCTACGAAAAGTAGGTAATAATAATATAGTCAATTTTTCAGATATAATGTTTATGTTTTGTATTTTTAGTTGTTAAAGTTTTTTTGTATATTATATATATAATAAAAAGTTTACAAATATATAAAAATTATTAATATGGGTGGTTCACTTATTGCAAAAAACATACATCAAAAGATTGAAGATAGAGTAGATCATAATTTAAATATTTCAGACAAGACTGAAACAGGTTTAGGATTTAAAGGTGCTCACTGGGTAACCACTACAACTTCTACAGATGGAAATTTTTATGCTGTTCAAGGTATAGATGCAGGAACAATAGATGTCAGTGGTTCTACATTTGACAGTAGTATGACAGGTTTTACTGGTACAACGGATATAGTTATTCCAAACGGATCTATAATTTATGTACAGGCAACAACACTAGCAACAACAGGTAAGGTAATACTATACAATAAATAACATACTATGTTAGGAAATGTAGCAGCAAGTAATTATAATCCAAAAGCAGCGGATGATCTTTTCAATATTATAAGAGGTGGTTCTAATGAACCTAATAACTTTGTGCCTATGTATTGGCTTGACTTTACAGATACTGGAAATCTATATCAAGCACAAAATGGTACTAGTCAGGTAACAACAAATGATCAATACATAAGACATGTAAAAAATAAAGTTAGTTTTCCTGGTTACTCATCAAGCTTTACTGGTGGTATATCCACAAGCACACTGCCAGTGGGTTCACATTTTATTTCTTTAGCAGATAATGATACAACAGCTCCTCAGTTTAAAACAAATGTACACAACGGATTATCAGCTGCATATTTTGATGGTGATGCTGGCTTATATTGTTCTGGAAACAGTCCTGCCGAAGGTGCTCTTTTAGAAAATCCAGGTTGCATTTTTTGCGGATTGTCTAGTAATACCACCATAAGCCCAGAATTTATAAGCATATGGATAATTTTTAAAGGTACAGGAAATGTTAGTAGTGATGAAACATTATATTCAGTATCACTTCCAGAAGCAGCAGGAACAGGTTGTGGTGGAACACAAAATTTTTATGAGTTTAAATTAGAATCATCAGATGATGATTATGAATTTATTGCTGGGCAAGAAGGTGGTGCAACAACAGATTTTGCCACAAATATAAATGCAACAACAGATGTTGAGTTGTGGACATATTGTGGAAGGAACCCATCAGCTGGAACAGCAAGAATTTATAGAGATGGAGATACATCTGATGGACTATCAGGTCAAACAGCCTCCACTGAAATGATGTTTAATACAAGTCTTGGTGGTCTGGGTACCTCTAATTGTCAAAACCATTCTTTAGGTTGTAAAGTAGATTCTTCTAAAACTTTTTCTCAGCATTGGACTGGTCATGTCTTTGAATACATTGCTATAGAAGGCGTTGTTAATGATACAATCAGAGAGTTAATAGATAATTACTTTAAGGGTAAATATAATATTTCATAGAAATTTAGTATATTA